GGGTTAAACTCGCCCTCGCCCTCAGCCGGAAAGCCCATCATTATCCGGCTTTCCTGACGGGTCAGCACGCCCTTTTCAAACGCCAGAACCGACCGCGCAAACATCTTTTCCCGCAAGCCCTCAAGCGCCGGGATGCTGTCGAGGTCTAGCTTGAACTCAAGGTTGTCGCCATACGCGGGCAGCATCCAGTGGCCAAGCGCGCCAATGAACTCCTGCATCATCGGAATAACGGTATCGGTGTAGAGCCGTTCCTTGGCCTGTTCGTAATTGTTGAACGTCGAGGCGTCGTTGTCGATCAGTGGCAAGGGAACGCCAAACGCTGACGCCACATACTTGCCAGTCTCACGCATGGTGTTCAGGAAATCCATGTCAACGGGCGTCTTGCTCATTTCCACGAACTCGGCATCATCGGCAAGCATTGGCACCGATCCGCTATTGTCTGCGCCTTGAAGCGCGTCCTTGAAGTATTCCTTCATGCGCGCAATCATCTCGCCCGCAGGATAGCCGCCCTTGAACCGGATCAGGCCGGACGGGCGCGCGCTGTTTCGCAGCAGCGAATAGTTCCACTTGCTGCCCGCGTTGTGAGTATCGGCGGCAAGGGCAGCAGCCATGAGGGGGGATTGCCCGCGCCAGTAGTCGTTCGGATTATACATCTTGAGAAAGAACACATCGCTCCGGCCCGTCAGGCGATCAACGGCGAAATACTGTTCCTTGCTGTTCTTCTCATGGCAATAGGCCAATGGTATGCCGTAGGTGCTTGGCTTAATTACCATGTCAAGCGGGTTCATTGGCCACAGTTCCGCGAACTTGGGGCCAACCGTTCCGACCGCAAACGTCTCACCAAACAGGTTGCGATTGACAATCATTTCTGAAACCCACTGGCCGTAGGATTGCAGCACGTTGGGCCGCCTGAGCAGGTCTAGCGCGGGGTGCGTGTCGATGATCTTGTCGCCCTGGTGCAACTCAATCTTGATGGATACAGCGGCCTGCACGATCTCTCGAAGGGCGCGATAAACGATAACGTTCATCTGATAGCCTTCGTCCACATATGCCCGCTTGCCGCTTTGCCGCGCCCACACTGGCCCGCTGGAAACCATATAGGCAGCGCCGACCGGGTTGTCCTTGGCTTCAAGCGGTTTGGAAAATGGCCACATCTACAACACTCCAAAAGTTTGGGTCGATCCGCGACAAATATCCGCCACCGCGTCCATCATTGGGTCAAGCGTATCATCATGCGCGCCGTTTGGAAATGCCGATGCTTCTGCAAGCATGTCGGACAGGTGAGGCAGTCCATTTAGCAATATCACATTTCCGCTTTCAATCAAGGGGGCCGCATCGTGGGCGCGAATTACCTTGTCAACGCTGCGTGGGATTGCAATAACCGGGATGCCTTCACGCTTTAGGGTCTGGATTAACCCCGTGCCGCTGGCCTTATCCTCGACCTTCATGTGCCGTAGGGTGCCTTGGCCTAGAACCGCCTTGTGCTTGGCATAGAACGCACGAGCCTGCACAAGCAATTCGGGGGCCTCCCACTTGCCCCGGATCATGTCCAAGCATATCGCCTGCGCGCCCGACGTGCGGCCCCAGCACTGGAACACTGAATAATCGTTGGCCTCTTTTGTCTTGAGGGCGGTGTCGGCATAGATGCCGCGCCACTCAATCGCAGGCGGCGAGCTTAGGTATTGCCACCATTCATCCTTGAAGATGCCGCCGCCAATCGTGATCGGGTTTTGCTGATATAGGGCAGACCAGAAGAACTCTGACATGCCCGCCTTGGTTTCGAGCAGCTTTTCCACCGGGTGCAGATCAGGCACTAGGGCTTCGTCGTGCTTATTGATTGCCTGGAATGTGATGCGCTTGGCCCGCCCGTCCGCCTCAAGGATGCGCCCCGATAGATCGTCAAGCGCCCATCGCGTTGCCATGATGATCTGCCCGCTGTTCTTTGATAGGCGCGTTTTGAAGGTGGACTGATACCAGTTCCAAATGCTCTTTTTGGTGGCAGGCGATAGGGCCTCTTGAGCGTTCTTTACCGGGTCGTCAATAATGCCGATGTCCAGCCGCTTGCCTGTTAGCGGGCCACCCACGCCTTGCGCGATGTATCGGCCACCATGCCCCACAATCTCGAAAGATTCGCTGTTACGCTTGGCTTCCACACCTACGTTGACGACGCGCTTAAGGTTTAGCGATGCGTGCGGGAATAGCTTTTCGTATGCTGGCGACATCATAATCTTCTGAATATCGCGGTTCATGTCGCTTGCAAGGTCGGACCCATATGACAGCCCGCCAATGGACAGGTCCGGGTTCTGCCCGAATAGCCATGCTGGCAAGTTGCGGCTGACTATTTCCGACTTGCCATGTTGCGGCGGTGCTTCAAACACTAGCACGGGCCGCTTGCCAGCCTCTACGTCTAGGTAAAACTGGCCAAGGTCACGGCACACATCAATGGCAAACTGCGACACGATGTAATCGGGGTTCATGTAACGGATGAACGCCAGCAGGTCGCGGCGTGCATGGCGGCGATCTAGCATTTCCTGCGCGGCGTCAGCGGGGCTTTGCATTGGCTTCAATGATAGCCTGCAACTGCGCGTCGGACATTTCGCGCGTCGGCGTCATGGTGCCGTCCGTGCTTGTGTGGTCAACCGATTGTTTGGCCGTGCCTAGTCCACGATCCTGCGCGTCCTTAACCAGCTTCAGAACCTCGGCCTTGATGAAGTTATCCACGATTGTCTTTTTCGTGTCATCCTCAAGCATCTGGCCCTCCAGCGCCTGCAACAGTCTCGCTTGTATGCGGGTTGCGGCTTGCGCATTGGCCATTTCCATCAGCTTTTGCTCTGAGGTCTTACCGCCAGGGTTGCGCGCTTCACCCGGCTTGATCTGATGTTCAACAGGTGGCTTTTTATTTCCGACCTTATATGGCGTATCTCCTTTCATTGTGCGAGTTTACTCCTTGCCAGCTTGCGCAACAGCACTGCCGGAATGGTGGTTTTGCGCATGGTGATTGGGGCGACTTGGCTGTAATCCCTCAAGCCGATCCCTACAAGGTTTGGCATGTCAAGAATGACTTGCGGCACATCAACGCCCCAAGCCGTGCCTTGCTTTGTCGGGTCACGAAGGCGCGCGATGTCAGCGGGGCTTAGGTCGCATCGCAGCACAACATCATTGTTTGGGTTACGCCAGTTCATGTGTCAAACTACCCCTTGCCAGCTTGCGCGTCAAGATTGGCGGCGTTCGCCATCCTGCGCAGCCGTGCCGTAAGGCGCTGCCCGTCACCCTTGCGCGCGTGTTTCATTGCCTCTGCCTGTGTGTGTTGCGTGTGGTCTAGGCCGTAGCGTTGCGGCTGCACCTTGGCGCTGATAGGGCGGCACAGGTCTGCTATGGTGGGTTGGGTCATGGCTTGGCCATCGCGGCAATGATGCTGGCAGGATCAACGCCCATGGTCGTGAGCGCAGCCGCCAGCGCGTCACGTTCTGCTACGGCTCCCTTGGCAATCTGATAGTTGTTCTGCGATGCCTCGGCCCATTCAGCGCACAAGCGGTCGTGTATGTCGGCGCGGACGTATTCGGCGCCGCATAGCAGCGAACTATCATCTGTCGCATCATACCAGCATTCACCAACTGCACCGTTGTTGGTGCCACCCGTCCATATGCGTTCTGGTGCATCAATCATCGGTCATTCTCCATCTTCAAATCGCGGCGGTAATCGGCCAGCCCCTCGGCATGGTCTTGGGCGCATGTGCAATCGCAATCCAGCCCAATACTTTGCGCGCAGTTTTCATCCATTGCGTCTAGGTGCGCGTTGATTAGCGCGGTGTTGGCGTCTGTCATTTTACCACCTCATACAGAAATATCCGCGCCTTGCCAGTGCTGATCGACGTTCTCACCAGCTTACCTTCCTCGGCCATGCGCACCAAGTGGACGTGGGCAAAATTGCGTGACTTGCCCAGATGCTCGGATACGGCGGGGGCTGTCATGCGGCCATGCCGATCTAGGACCGCGATGATATCCGCCTCAACCTCGGCGCGCGGCTTGGGTGGTGCGGATTGGCGGTGTGTATCGACGGAGAGCGGGTCTTCCTTTTTCATGGCCCGGAGCAGCGCGGCCTCGTTCTGGTGGCGGATCGGGTTGGCCTTGATGTCGGCGCGGTGTGCGGGGGTCATGGCTGCACCGCCAGTGCGGCGCGGGCAATTCTCCGCGCAAGAATGACTTCTTCTGACGGCGGCGTGGCACCAAATCCAATGCACTCAATGCGCTCCAACGCCTCCCGCAACAGTTCAATCTCCGCCGCCTGTTCGGTCGCAATGCGGTGCAGGTCAGGGGATGCGGCGATTAGGGCGGCGTCTGAATCTGCGGCAAGGTATCCATGCCACAAGGTTGCTATGTCATAGCCACCACTGCTGAGTGAAAGCGTTGGCATGCCATGTTCTGGGTCGGGTCGAACCCGCCAAGGTCCCGGCGTAAAGCCCGTCAGGCTGGCCAGCAGCGCGGCGTCTTGCGCGGTCATTGGCCGTCACCACGGCCAGCTCCCATAGCCGCGATCATCAGTTGCGCCTTAGCCCATGTTGCCAACCGCAGTTGGGAATTGTCAGCGGCGGCCTGCATCCGAGCCTTATCCGCGTCGGTCATCCTCAGTTCAATTTTCGGCATTGTGGTGTCTCCTGTGTGGTGTGTCATGCCACTGTCATGCAAGTTGCGGGGATTGTCAATCGGGAAATTCTTAACTTACCTAACCAATTGAAATCATTAAGCTATAGCGGAGATAAACGGAAATAGTAGAGCGTTACTATCTGGATTTGGAAAAAAAACACAACAAAATCAAACACTTAAGGCATCTTTAGAGACCCAGATAGAGAGTAGTAGAGAGTAGAGAGTATTCTCTCTCTGAGTTGATTCATAAAACAGTGTCAGGGGGTCGTAATATTTACTAGGCATCCGAACCCCCAAACGCAAAAACCCCGCCACAAGGGCAGGGTAATTTTAGGGTAAGCGGGGTGGGGGGGGCACTATCTGACTATCTGTGTATCTGCTAACCTTTTCAACAGCTTGCCCGTTATCTGGATCGCTATCTGCTGCTATCCACCCTCTGTCGCCGTGTATCTAACCGCAGGTTTGCCGTTACCTTTGGACTTTTCCTCGTCCTTGAACGCTAGGCCATTTTCAACCAGCTTGGCAAGAGCCTTTTCCACATCGCCCCGCTTGTGCGATCTGCACCGGTTAAAAATCACCCCTATCGTCATGCCATCGCCGCCGATCAAGTTTAGAAGCCGCGCCTGCAATGCCATTACCGGGCTGTCTTTCTGCCTATCGTTTGCCGTCACCAGCCGCGCCTTGTCGTTGACGTCGCGCCGAATAAGCGCAAACGCCCAGCGCACATGCTCTGCCGTCCTGCGCCCTTCTGGCACCGCCAGAATCAAGCTGACCTTGCTCACAATCTCATAAGCCCCAAGATACAACGCCTCTAAACCGCTGGCGCTCTTATGCCGCTCTGCCTCGTCCTCGAACCAATCCGTGACCGCCTCAAGCATATCCAGCGCCTCGGTTGATGTCGGAACCTCGCGCCGCTTGCCGTAATATTCCACCCGGCCATCTGCCAGAATGTCGTATTCGCCGCCGCTATAAAGCTGCACCAACGCCGCCTCCATCTGGGGCGTCATGGGTTTTTTGCGAAAGCCGCGCTTCGATCGTGGGGCAGTATCCCGCTCGTTGAATATCAGCGCCCGCCCGATAAATCCGTTTGTGGCGCTGTGAAAGTCTACCAGCTCGTCAAACGTCACTGGCGTCGTAAACCCGATCAGCGACAGGAATGGCCGCTCAAGCCCCTTGTCAAGATTGCCTAGCGCCGCCTCCAGGGCATCGGCCCGCCCCGCTGCATATGGGCCAGGTTCCGCTTCCTCGATCTTTTTGCGAAGCTGCGAAAGTTCGCGCGTCATGGCAGCCCGAAGATCCTCCTTGGCGTCGCCGGTCAACAGCATGAACCCGTCGGCCTTGGAATAAGCCGCCATCAGCA